GGCAAATTCTCAGTAGTCCAATTCATACGACGGGAATCATTCTCAATCGTAGGTGGGAATTGAAATTCTACTTGCTCACTGCGATAAGCAAGAAACAATTGCACACCTTCAACAATCCCTCTGTCTTTATTTGTTAGATAGCGACTGCTCACATTTTGACTCCAGCTTCATGGAATTTCTTGCCGCTTGGTTGCTCACCAGCTTCATTTTGAAAGAAACCTTCTCGATTTTGATTATTAGCTTGTTTCTCCATCAACTCGACTAATCTAGCAAGCAGAGCAACCATTTCACTATTGTCTTGTTTAACTTCGACCAAAGCATTAACAGCTTCAGTGACTTTTTCGACAACTCTCATTTCATTCGGCTGTTGAGCCTCTTCACGAGGCTGTTGAACAACATCAGAAATCTCACCACCAATTTCTCGAATCTGAGCTTCAGCCGCGATCAAACGTTCTACTTGTTCGACAATACCATTGATTTGAGTAGTTAAAGTTCGAGTTGGATTAGCCAACGATTGAGCAGCAACATCTAACAAAATAGCGGCCTCAGAAATACTCGCAGCAAGATCCTTTGCATCAATTTGAGTATCGTTCATTTCTTCAGCAGCTGAAGTTAATGAACGCAGGTAATGAACCATATTATTAGCCACATTACCCAGATCTCTCACACTACCACTCAAAGCACTAAAACTCAAAGCATTAAACCGTTCAGCTGCAGAAGTAAATCTCTCCATTACATCAGCTGACTCATCAAGATTATCAATAGCCGAATTCAAGAAACTAGTGGCAAACCCAAGAGAAATCGCACCAACCGTAATAGAAATACCAGCAGCACCCAAAGCAACACCAGCAGCAGCCAACCCAACACTAGCAACAGTCAACAAACCAGCAGCAGGACCAAGAATATAAGCGGCAGCACCAACACCAATCGCAATAGAAAGAATATCGTCCCCAACGCCCTCCAATTCAAGACCCTGCAACTGCTTCAATCCTTGAGCGAACACCCAAAGACCCACACCAGCTGCTGATAACATAATCACCGCAGGACCCAAAATCACCGCAGCACTAGAAAGACTTCCAGCCATCACAATTAATTTAGGACCAATATCAGGAACCTCAAGCCCCTGCAAAGCTTCGAGCCCCTGAGCGAACATGTAAAGCCCAGCCCCTGCCAAAATCAATGGGGCAACAGCAGCACCAAGAAGATAAGCACCAAGAGCAAGGCTCCCGGCCATCACAATTAACTTACCACCAAGATCTGGAACCTCAAGCCCCTGCAATTGTTGCAAACCAGTAGCAAAAGCGTAAAGCCCAGCACCAGCGATAATTAAAGGCCAAACAGCAGCACCAAGAAGATAAGCACCAAGAGCAAGGCTTCCAGCCATCACAATCAATTTAGGACCAATATCAGGAACCTCAAGCCCCTGCATCTGTTTCAATCCTTGAGCAAAAGCCCAAAGACCCGCACCAGCAATTATTAATGGAGCAATAGCAGCTCCTAATAAATAAGCACCGATAACGAGGCTCCCAGCCATTATAATCAATTTGCCGCCAAGATCTGGAACCTCAAACCCCTGTAGAGCTTGAAGTCCTTGAGCGAACATGTAAAGCCCAGCACCAGCAATAGTTAATGGGATAAGAGCTGCACCAAGGATCAAGGCTCCAGCAGCTAGATCGAGAGCGAACAGGAGCATTTTCCCACCAATATCTGGGAATGTAATATCTTGCAATGATTCCATTGCCGATGCTAATGATGTCAAACCGATTCCAGCCACATACGCTGGAATAGCAATGGCAGCTAGCCCAACACCAAGTACAAGCAATCCGGGAGTGATAATCCAAGCACTTAGACTCAAAGCGGTCAGCCCAGCAGCCAAACTCACGAATCGAACACCAATATCAGGTGGCACAGCTGCAACAAGTGCTGCCATACCGTTAGCCGCTAAACCGATTCCAGCACCAACCAAATAGACCGCACCACCAACCATTAGTAAAGCAGCACCAACAGCAAGCAAACCCAATGCAACAGGCCCTTGAGCAAGCATACCGAGGCCAACTAGTGCAAGTCCTAATAAACCGATAGCAGCCACAAGTCCGAACATCACACCAACAGCCGCCCAACCTTCTTGAGCGATCATTACAGTAGCTTGAGCGAACAAGTAAGCCGAAGCACCGACCATTAAGAGAGCACCACCCAAGGCCAATAATGGTAACATTACTGGAGCAACTGCACTACCAAGTCTTGCAAGACCAGTACCGATGGTGGTCATAAATGAAATAAACAATTGCCCAAGATTCGCAAGCCCGGCTTGGACTAGTCCAGTAAATTGGCTAAATATCGTGCCAATAGCAGCTAATGATCCAGCGAATAAACCTACCATACCAGCAGCAGCGGAGAACAATCCGATCAGACCGCCGATTACTGGACCAAGAAGAATTCCAGCCGCGACCAACATTTCTAAACCTTGGCGGACCCAAGCCAATGGTGGAATGAGACCTTCTAAGGCTGTCCAAGTTCCTGTGAAGACGTCAATGATGCTGACGAAAGAGTCGACAACAAATGTGGCGATCTGAATCAGAGGAATCATCCCTCTGGCGATAAATTGGATAACTGGTTGCACCAAAGCAAACAATGAAGCCGTTAGACTTTGAACAGAGAAATAGAGAGTGTTAATGCTTTGTGTGAATTGGCGTTGCCGGTCTTGAGCTGCACCAATTTGGCGTTCATATTCAGCAAATGGTTTGACAGCAGCGTTTAAGTCACCACCAGCATCTCTAATGGCTCTAGCATACATATCGACCATTTCATAACTACCACCCATTGCTTTAGCTTGAGCACCGAGAGCAATTACAAGACCATCGATTGATTCACCAGTTTGTTTCGATCTTACTTGAGCTTCATAAAGTTGTTTGCCCATATCGCCAAATTTATCATTGATGACATCAAATCGACTGGCAGTATCATCATTAAATGCAGCACCAAGTTTGGCCCTTAAAATAATGGCTTCTTGACCCGTAGCGTACAACATTTCGTTAAGCTTATTGCCAGCTTGTGCACTTGCTCCAGTTTGTTTGATAAGTCCAGCAAAAGCCGCTTGTGCGATTGCCATATCTCTAGGAATATCACTACCATAAATAGTAGTCATCATACCCAGTTTTTCAAGATTCTCAGCAAGGATCTTGTTTACTTCATCGGTGGTCAATCCGAATTGTTCTTGAGCCGCCGTCAATGTGGATAAAACGTAAGCTGTATCACCAGCTTCTAGACCGCTACCTGCCATTGTCCGAGTATAGTCTGCTAGTTGGCGGGTTCCAGCACCTGAAATTCGAGACGTTTGAGTGACCATTCCGGCATATTGTTCCAACAATTCGATTGGAACTCTAATACCCATTAATTGTTCATATGCTTCAGCTGTTGCGTCATGCAAAACACCAAATTCAGAAGCTGTATCAGTCACAGCTTCCATAAGTTGATGTTGTGTGCCATATGCCCGATAATTCGCCGTAACGAATCTTTCGGTCATCTTAGTAATCTCAGCCATAGCTGTTGCATTCGCATACATCGCAGTGGCGGATTGCTGAATCGTTCGTAGAATATCTTGGAATTCTGTGCGAAATGCTCTCGCTTGATTAGTTGAACCTGCAAGAGATTTACGGATGTTATCAGTATCAACACCCATTTCTTCTAACTGATCAAGCATTTCATCATAAACATCGCTCAGACCAGTTGTTGTTACTCGTTGATTCTCAAAAAGAACGACCAATTGTTCATTGATAAGTCGGAATTCTTGTAGACTCTCGAACATTTCTTGACGAAGATCATATAGCTCTTCTTCGATTTCTTGGATTCGTTCGATATTGTTAACTTGCTCCAATTCGCGATTTAAGGTATCACTTATCTGATCGAATTGAACAGCATATTGAGCATTAATATCGGTAACAAGTCCGGTCATACCTTCTAGCTGAGAATTAATCTCACTAGTAACAGTAGCCACATGACCCAAAGTCTGAGTCATTGCCTTTGAGAAGGCATCCTCGATACTGTTTACTCTTCCTTCCAAATCACTGACAGTCTTAAACGCTTCACCAGCGTCAATGCTCAATGCAATTTGAATAGCGTAGAGATTCGGATCGAACGCCATAGAGAAGTACCAGTAAGCTAACAATCAATGGAAAAAGACTCCATCTATATTTACTGATAATGGTACTGAAACAAACGTCGGATTAGTAATATAATTTATTACCTTGACCATCAATAGTACATCGACGTTCGCGTTCTTCAGCTTGTGCTCGGCTACGCTCTATTTGAAGCATCTCATTGCGATATCGGTCCGCCGCATAATCAGCTTCTTGTCGGCGTCGTTCAGCCTCATGGTTAAAATTCATCTGTTCACGATGATTATTACCCAAATTAGCAAGATTTCCATAAATCCTGGCTTCTTGAGCACCCAACATCATGTCCTTGAACATTCCAAACCATCCACCTGGACTAGAAACCTGCATAGCCGGAGCTTGTTGAGCAACTAAAGGTCGAATACCACGGTTACTCATTCTTTTAAGTGCAATCATACCGAGATTAATCAAAGAGGTGTCAGCTGTCAAATCACTCGGAATAACCCATCCATTTTCAAGATAACGGCGAACCGTACTATATCCATCAGCAAGATCGCGAACGGCATGAGACTTCAACATCAGACGGCCCATTCCTTTCAGAACTTCCTGAAATTCCGGAGGTTGTGATTCTAACCAATCGGAAATTTCATCACGGGTCCAGACGCGAGGCTTAGGCGAGGAATGATCTTGATTTGCCATTGTTAAGTGCCTTTTTATCCGATACCAATAATTGTCTCAATCGGAGCCTGGTTATTTCGTTGAAAGGAACCAATCTCTGATTCATTGTTTCAACGATCTGGGGTCTCGTTAATTTTAATCCCGTCAACATCTCATTCCAATCCTTCGTAAATTCCTCTTCACCTTTAGCGTTGGTGTAGGGAAGACTAGGAGGAATAGAGAAAAAGACTTTATACCCCATATTTGCCAATCGAGGAGCATTAGTAAGAATACTTTCGATGGCTGGTTTGTCATTATCGGGAGCTAATACTATCCCCTGTTTGGGGCCAATAAGCTTAATTCTCTTCAATTGTCCTTCAGACAGAATAACTCCACCAGTACCAAGAGTGTGTATACCGAGAGTGTTTTTGTCGAAAATCGATTCCGTGAGGATAATATATTCGGCTCTGGGGATTTCATCAAAGCCGTACAACACGTGGTCCCGAGTGACTTCTAATTCTCCGATCTTCTCATTTTGATCATCCAGAACATCAGTCGAAGGGAACCAGAACCTTTTGGTATAGATGTTCCGACTTTGCATATAAACCAATTCGCCGAACTCGGTATAAAGCCATAGAATATCAGAACCACGATAGTGGATATTTTGTTCAATTATTTCTTCTGGTGTGTATCCTCTGTACAGAAGATAATTCCATAGAGGCCGTTTCATGAGGGAATCCGGATTATCGAGGGGCTTAAAGCCCTTCGGAATCTGAATCGCCATGGTCTCCGTGGTGTCTTCTTTGACTTCGGCGGGCTCTGAACGCTGATAAGCGTGTATCAGGGCTCCGTCGCCGATGAGTTCACGGAGAGCATCGCGGAAGCTTACACCGCGATAAAGTTGAACAAAACGAACAATATGGCAAGGGCGTTTGCCGGTTTTGGGATTAGGATCACCGGCCCATTCGTCGCCGTTCCAATCGTGGCAACCCCCCGTTTCAATGTTGATATTGAATCGTTTTTTATCAGTGTCATACAGGGGATTGCAAATTAGATATTCACGTCCGCTTTTGCGAACTTTATAATCAAAGTTCGCCTCGATCCATTTGCGAATTTTATCGGGCGGGATTTTATACTTCATACAAGTATAACACGATTTCGACTGTTCGGATATTACCGAATCTCGAACCAGAATTTCTGGCTAACACGTGTCGATCCATCTGGAAGAGTCAATTTGACTTGGTACCAGTAAGATCCTCGGATGAAGGTCGTGGTGTCGAGGTTCCATTTAACGACCCATGGATTGGATCGGTAATTTCCTTGACGGAATCCCAAATCCATTGGAGCATCTTGAACCAAAACGTCACAGTATTGAGTACCAACTGTGATTGATCCTTTGATGAATGGGATCAATGAGTCGACGAGTGACTTGTTGTAGCTGTATACTGGCAGTGGAATCAAGCCCACTTCGAGTGGTTTGGTTTCTGGGCTGTTAAATCTGGTGTTGAGTGGTTCGAAACCGAAATTGACAGTTTGGAGTTTATCGTCACACATCCAAGAGTCTGGGTATACCCAGAATCGGTGGCAGCAGGTGACGAGTTGATCGTAGAAGATTGGATCGGTTGGGTCACATAGAGGATCGACTTGGAATCCTGATGTGATGTCTGATGGGTCGCAAACGTCTGGATATTGATCGCCCAGGCATGGGTTCTTTGGGTAGAAGTACCAAACGTCGATGTATACATCAGGTGCTTTGAAGTCTGATGGAATCAAGAATGGTAGGTGGTATTTGCCTGGGATGGGGGTTGGGTTAGCAGGGGGTGCTGTTCCACATTGGCCCACATCTACTGGGATGGTCTCTTGGCAAGCTGGTGCAGGGTAGATGAGATCTGTGGGATCTGCGAAGGAGATAACTGCTTCGAGATTTGCTGGTGAAACAGAACAACGGTAAATCTCGACTCTTTGAATCCAAAATGGATCATCGAGTTTACCATTGTTGTAGAAATCCACGTTGAGATCGATCAGATTGCCTGTTCGACCGCTGATTCGTGGATAGGCGTTTTCAATTAGACAGTCACATGCAGCCATAAGATTGTTCCTTTTGTTGCTAAATTAGTTTTGATAATTTAGCATTTAGGAACGGCTACCGGGTGCTCTCGATGGGCCTTGGGCTCGTCGAGATTGGTTTTCTGCTTCTTCGTTGTCTTTTTTGATCCTTTCGAGCCACCATCGGCGATCTTCAGCTGGGATCTGTTCTTGTTCGAACAATGAAAGATTAGCGTGTTTTTTCAATAGATACTGTTCTTCTAAGAGCGATTCGTATCTATTTTCTAGTTCCTGATCGCTCAGCCGAACGAAAAAACCCGTCAGTAATGGGCAATTCCATCATTGCCTCATTACTGCACTCCGGACATGTTACATTGACGGTAGTATCGATTCCGGGGGTATTCTCCATCAGGAAGTCCCGGATGGCCGCATTATCACGAGAATGCAGCCGTGAAACGATTTGCTGGATTAAAGCTGGTTCGCGATTACCATTGACGGAAACAATGGTCTTTTCGACCGAACCGTCTAGTAGCATGTCTGCTTGTGATTGCTGTTCATCAACGCCAGATTGAGGTGCTTGGCCTCGACGTCCACGATTTCGAACATTACCGGCTCGAACACTATTTCCTTCGAGTCGCTTATTGAATCGACGTGAAGCCATGATGTTTGTGATATCTGCTTGGCGTAAGAATCGTACACCAACCCAGATTTCACGACCACTAATGGCTGACAAATGAGGTAAAATGACTTTGAACGGTTCGTTGCCAATCTGTTGATTTGCCGGAATGACAGTTGAGTAAAGCTCATTCATGTCGTAAACGTGGCTTGATTCAGCTTTGCAATGAGGACAAGTCACAACGAACTTGTACAAATTACCGTAGGTCAAACCGCGAATATAGTACAACAAAAATGTTCGATCACCAATCAACAATTGTTGGGGGTCCATTGCACCTGGGAGTTCTGCACAGGTGTTGAACATTTTATCGATTGCTCCACCACTTTGGACTAATCGTCGGTTGGCAAAGGCTTTTTCGACACTTTGTGTCATAGCACGAACGCGAACTGTGCCATTTGTCCAACCTTCGTAATAAAGACCGCCACTTGGGATTGGAACTTCTTCCCAAGGGATGAGCATTTCATCCGGAGCATTGGCAATCGCATACAAGAACTCGTCGTCCGTCATGTCTTTGCCAAGTGCGGCAATTTGCGGATTCAGTTGTTCTTTTTCGTCAACGTGAACAGTTTTCTCGTTGGCTGGGTTAGGGGAAGATTTGGCTGGAGTGTTATTTCCTTCCAAATCGATTTCGCGTTCTTCGTTAGGCATCTGTTATTTCCGATTCGAAATAATCGTATGTTAGGGTAACTTCGACACTTTTTATGGACGCTTCAAGGTAGGTGAGTTCACTTTCCTTAAATGACGTAGGCCACGACCCAAACAATTGATATCTTACTGTACCACTAGGTTGGGAGGCTGGTTCTGTAACCGGACTGGCTTGACTATCAGGTCTGTCCGATAAGTATTTACGCAGAACAGCGTCACCTTTATATGCATTTGGAGCTTGAATGCCGAGATCATTGGTATAAATGATATTATACCATTCTTTATAGACGGTTGCTAAATTTTCAGTGTCGTACCATGAAATTCGAACATCTTCGTAAGCGGGTTTACCAGCGAACTTGTATTTAATTGTCCCTCCTTCTGTTTCGATTTTTTGAAAGGTAACGTGAGGGAGAGTAGCAGTGCGAAGAAGTAGGGTATTATTCAGAAATCGAGCAAAAGTGGGAAGCTTGTTACTAATATCAACAATCTCCCATGAAAATGAGGCATAGTAACGTTGTTCTGGAGAGAACCCGCCATTGTTACCACCCAATTGATTAATAATAAATCCGGGCATTATGTTACCTATAAATCGATTGCTTCTTCCACTTTGTCGAAATTCAAAGTGAGTGCGACTGTTGCTATTTCTGAATTTTTGTATGTCAGAGAATCCGGACTGATAACTTCCGGCCAGCAACGATGCAATCTATATGCCCAGATCGGATTACCAAGACCATTCAACATTTTGATAGTAGCGGTAACTCGACGAGAAGTAGCAAACCCAGGGCGGGAATGGATAACACTAAATGAGCTGTTTGTCCACCATGAAAGAACTGATTCTAATGTCCAATTCGCAATTGGAGCACTGTCATCATCACGGAGAACTTCATAAAGAGTCACATTAATAGGATCGTATTCGCCTCGAAGTGGAACGTTAGCATAGTCTGCTCCATTCCACACTCTTTCTTTTTGAATACGCATCGTTGGCCTGTCGAGAGATTCACAAGCCAAGGGAACTATCAGGGGAAAGAAAATACTATCTGCAGCACGATTACCGGGCAATGAGCTTAAAATCAGCTCGTAACGATGTCTACGAGCTGTTTCAGTAACATTGGGAACAATTGATGGTGCACCGTTAAGTCCCGGTGCACCATCTTCGCATTCACCAAAAAAGTGACCAACATTAAATCCAGGCATAAACCACCAGTGTTATTAAACGACTGGGCAGCTTGGCGTGATTGGTTGTGGTGCAATTGGAGTTGGGCAGCTTCCGTCCAAGAATTGTCGAACCGCACGGTCATAACGCATTGTGCATTCGATCATACAGATCTTGGAAGAGGTGTAATCCAAATCGCCCCAGTCACAATCTTTAGGCCAGCAGCCCATCATTGACCAGACTTCGTTTGGTTGACCAGTACCATCCAACATCCGCAAAGAAGCTTCACGCTTGTAAAAACGTGGGTGGGCGACCAGCTGGTCACCAATATCTAGCACGGTTTCAATCCAGTGGTAGACACCCTTCGAAATGTCAGGATCTTGCTCGGCATCATACCATCGCATTTTCACTGGCTGGAACTTGTGCTTACCAGCGAAGTATGCAGTTTCTTGGTTGTGGTGCATCTCGACTTCTTCGAACTCGAATTTCGGTCGAGAAGCCGATTCGAGGAGCAACAACTCAGTGTTAGTCCAGGCACTTGCACCTCTACCCAAGGATTCGAAAACCCAACGGTTTTGGCGACGTGTTTCGATATTATTCGAGGGGCCACCAGGAAGTGAACCGCCAAAAGGTGCAACATTGAAGCCAGGCATTAGTTAGTCCTCTAATTCGATGAATCCGACTATTCTAGTTTTTCTTAGAACATCTGCGGATTATAAACCGCTAATCTGTTCATGGGATTGTAAACATTCGCAACGAAACGATATTGATCATTAGTAAATTCGCTACTACGTATAATTTGCGTGCAAAAGAATCCCAAAGATCTCAAAAACAATTGAGCCGTCACCAATGTTTCATTCAAAATCGTCATAATCAAACTGGGTTTTTCAGTACGACTAATATGAGCAAGCATTCTTGCCCCCACTTTCTGCCGTCTGTATCTCGGATGAACCCAAAAATGCATCAAAAGAATAGGATGATTTTGCGTCTTATTATACAAGACATATGCAATAGGATCGCCGTAAATGTTAAATCCCATTATCCCAGCGTTCTGACCAAGATTATACAAATAATGAGGAATGCTTTCCTCAAGGTCAACCTTGGTCTCATCAATGCAAGATCGAAGAATCGGAACGAACTTTTCCCGATGTTTGGAGTCCAAAGACTCCACAGTCATAAAAAGATCACTCATGGTATTATCCCCCGAGATAAGACAAAGTATCTTTGGGGACGGGGCTATAAAAATGGGGCGTGATTCCACCGAGAATCACGCCCCTATGTGAACGGGTTGCCCCGATTGTTTGAAAATGGGGAACCCGGTTCAAGGGCTCCCCATTACTTAACCACCATTCACAACGCCAACAGCTGACAAGACCTCTTCCGAAGTCAAACTCACACTTTGGCGAGTAACACCAATGTTGAGTACAACGATCTCAGCAGCACGTTGCGGAACCAAGATCACAGATACCCAAAGCTCACCACGGTCGATTCGTTCAGCCGTGTTGTTATTCTCATCGACAATCAGAACGTACTCAACCAAACCACGACGTGACTGAATATCAGCCAAGAACGGATTGATCGAAGCTCGAACTTGTGACCACAAAATCCGATCATTTGGCTCGAAGACAAAGTTGCGAAGCAACTGAGCAAGGCCACGACGAATTCGGTTAACAAGCAATCGAACGTCCATTCGGCTCAAAGGAGCTTCACCACGTTGCAGGGTGCGATTACCCCAAACTGTCAAGCCTTCTTGAGTGAAATTCACGATCGGGTTGACACTGTTGCCAGAACCGTAAAGCAGATCGCGTTCACCTTGAGTCGGCGAGTATTCAACCGCAATTGGGCTCAACAAACGACCACGACGCAAACCAGCAGGAGCTGACCAAGGTTCAGCATCACGAGCGGATCGGCTGAACACTGCGGAAATGTGACCGGATGGTGGAATCCAAACGTTCTGACCACTGAACTGATCGAAGACCAACAGCCAACCAGTGTAAAGACCGGCATAACTCGTATTGATCGCTTGTTGCAAATCGCTCAAAAGCATACCATTGTGCCAATCAACCGTTTGTTGTGGTCGGAGACCGAACGGAGGATCAACAAGGTAAACTGCATCACCACGGCTGGAAACGATCTGAATCGCAGTACCAATAACAGCTCCAGAGCTGAAACCAGGAGTAGCGAGCACATCGATTTCAAGTCCTTCTGGATTTTCGAAAGCATACAAACCAGTCGCAAGCTGTGGGCTACCGATAACAGCAGCATCAAGCAAGTTCGAAAAGCTTGGGTCAGTTGGGATACCATTGGCACCACCAGTGTACTGACGAGCAGCAAATTGTGAAGGTTGACGTAGTTCGTAGGTGCTCAAGTTTGGATCATTGCCCAAGAAACCTGGACGATCTTCCCAATGGACGAAAAGATTGCCACGAAGACCGCCACCACTTGTGCCAGGATTGATCAAATTGGCGATGTAGTTGGTGTCTCGTCTATCGAAGGTAAAGTCTTCAACTCGTTCCAGGATTTCACCTTGTGAACCAAGGACGATCAGTTTGAAGCGACCAGCGATATCACCCACACCTTCAGTGAAGAGCGAGAGTTGAATCGTGATGTTATCAGCCCAAGTTCCAGCACTTGGAGCAACGAACCAACCAACAATATTCTGGAAGTAATTCGAATCAGCGATGCATGCAGCACTGAGTGGATTCATTTCACAAGAAAGTGGTACGGACGGATCGTTTTGTCCAGGCTCTGGAAGAGAAGTTCGGCTATCGAAGAAACCTCGGTAGCTTCGGCGGTAAGGATTGATGATATCCACTTCGTCAGCGAATCGAAGAACTTTGATATTGCTGAAGTTAGCCAACAATTCAAGTGTATCGTTTTGATGATCTGGATGAGTAATGATTGCCAAGTGAGTCGTGCCACCTGGTACGGTCAACTCGATCGCTTCGTAGAAATTTTCACCATTGATTGAACCAGCACCGTCGATTGTACCAACGATAGAAGTAGTGGTGATATTCGTTCCGGTAGCGACTGACACAGAGATTTGTTGTGTGTCGTTCTCGCCGATCACGTTCAAGATCACACGATTGTTTTGTGAACTGAAAGTGTAAGGACCTGGATCGAGACCAAGCAAGTAAGCTCGTGGAATATCCCAAGCATATTGCCGGGTATTCAATTCAAGAGCAAACGCATTGGTAGCCATCAACTGAATTCTGTCACCTTCAGTGATCGATTGTACTTCCGCGATTGTAACACCATCAACGATGTTAGGGGCGAAAATGTAGTCTTCACCAACCAACAAAGCATTAGCAGCGACCACAAAATCATTGACACTTGTGAAAGTTGCGGTTGGCATTTGATACACGTTTGGAGTCGCATCACCTTCAACTGCGATCGCAAAAGATCGGTTGTCAGGCTCAACATTCCAAGTGAAAGTGTCACCGATATCAAGCTCGCCCGAAGTCAGTTCGACCCGAACACTGAAACCAGCATCCGGTACTGGAATCCAATCACTGATGTTATTAGCACTTTGATCAACGAGCACATCATCGACCAGAACTTCACCATCGCTATTACGAATGATTTGAAATTCTGCACCGCCGATTCCGGCTCCGGAAGAAAGATCTGGCTCACTTCGAATTACCAAAGTGAATGAATCGTCGATATCGCCTGTGTAATTGCCCAGAAAACCAAGAGTGGCAGCGGTAGCACCATTAGTGCTACTCAGGCTAGCATCAACATAGTTGCTATTGAAAATGCTGGCTGGGTGAAATGAAACAGGCCCTGGATTGGCATTGTTTCCGTCACCGATTGCTCGGAATGGAATACGACCGACATCGATTCCAGAAAAGACTGGGACACGACCCCAACCTTCGATTCTGGAACCACTGGTGTCGATACAGACGTCACGCAATTCTTGTGGTTGTCCCTCTTCGCATTCAACAGCAACTCGAAGGACGTATGCTTGATTCCCTTCTTCAAGGAAAGCCAAAACAGCGTATCCGAGATAGCTATCTGGGAAGGGCTCGCCGAAAACGTCGATGAATTGCTGAGCATTGGTGATCAATACAGGCGTATTCACAGGACCTTTATTGGCAGTACCAATAAAGCCAGGACGAAGTGGACCAGTCGCATTTGGCAACGTGGCAATTTCGACCACTCTTGAGTAAACGCCGGGGCTCAAGTAAGTTGGCATTGTATCAAAGCTCCGCAATTATTAGATTGTTCAAAGGTAATTTTGCCGGACGGAGCGTATTCTATTGAAGGCGAATATCACTCACTCTTGGTTTGCCTAATAAGTTTTAACAAACCACGTTGTGCAAGGTTCTCAGTCTGTCCCTTAATGAGATACTTCTCATCCACCAAAACATCTTGACCAGCATGAAGCTGAATTTGCTGTTGGCCTCTGAAAAAATCTTCGCCTTCAGCAGTTAACTGAATTGGAATCATTTGTCGCGAAACATTAATGATACGAACAGGATTTCGCTCTTTGGTTCGAGCAGTCTTAACGGCCTTAACCATACTACACTCCAGCGTCTAAAAATGAAGGGATCTTAAGGTTAATACTACTGCCGCAACTTTCCCGCCAAACCGCAACAGTACCACGAACAGTAGGAGTAATCAACTCAGGCAAAGGAATCCAAGTATCAGCCTGAAATGACAATTCCCACGTTTGGATCTGATCCTGGTCAAAAGGCACTTCAAGCTGTGTAGTTGTATTTGCACCTTTATAGTACAATTGAACTGCACCGCTAATTCTACCATCATCAACCATCAATTCAGCATAAGGATTGAAACGACGCAACAAATGCGTCTGAACAATACCCATGTCACGCTTAGACTGCGTAATCACAGTGAGAGTATAATTCACAAGCACAGGAACAGGTCGAAAAACCTTCGCCACCTTATTACGACAATTATTCAAATAACGAACAGTCATCGGATAATAAGGTAGACTATATTTAAGTGGATTAAATTCATAATCCTTCCCGCCCTCAAGAGCAGCAATCGGAAGAATCGTCTTACCCTCCTGTTGACTCTGAGTATGAAACAAAGTCGCAAGCTCAGCACCAGCAATCCGCACCCGCATAAACCGAACGTGATCCTTAGCAGGAACCGGAATATCACTAAAATAATGCTTCAACGACCGCTCAAGACCATAAAAAGCAACCGGCACATCCTCACGGACATAAGCAGAATACTGAGAATTAAACTCGCCTAAATTCTCAACTCGTTGACCTTTAATATCATCGAGCTGCTCAATACCAGGAATCTTACGAACATGCGGACCCAACATCTCAGGACTAGGAGACTGACGAAGATCAGCATTAAAATCGTAAATACTCACTTTAGATTCTCAACTGATTGATGGACTTAATCTGATGGCAATTGCAACATAAAAGCTGCAAATCAACATCTTCCTTGATATATTTCTTATACCTAGCACTGGCGACCCCATAATTAACACCATTCACTCCATCATTGTTGATATGATCAAATTGTAAAACTTCTCGATTCGTTTCAGAGCATTGTGAACAAACTGATCCAAATTTGGCAATTGCTTGATTTCTAAGTTCTGTCACAAGTTCCGTTCTAGTTTTCCAAGATTCTCTTTTCAGCCAATTACAATTAGCACACAATACTTGATACTCATCAGGGTTCTCTATAATTCGACGAAAAACCTGTGCTGGTTTTAGAATTCTTCTCTCTTGAGTTCCATTATCTCGTTTGTGATCAAATTGCAAACATTCTGTTTGGTTACAACCACAAATAGAACATCTATCACCTAAAACAGAAAAACACTCGTTTTTAAGACTAATATAATGTTTTCTGCAAGCCGCGTTACTAATTGATCGATTTGTTTTCTGGTATTCACCGTTCTTTTTGATTATTTCTCTTCGATTGTTGTGATAATGTTTTTTCGATCTCATCTTCGATTTTTCTCGAATACACTTATCACAACAATCTTTCATACGGTTCTTGGTTCTTCGGTCCGGAGAAAATTCGTTCAGCGGTTTAAGCTGATAACAACCAGCACACTTTTTATTCATTATTATCTTCCCAAAGTCTTTTCGATCGCTTCATCAATCGATTTCCTAACCAAAGCCTGCTTCTCCTTCGACAACTCAGCAGCCCCAGTCACAGTAACCTCAGCCATCTCAGGCCCAGAACCAGTCTGAGAAGGTTTAGCCTTAAATGCAGGTTCAAAGCGATTCACACGATCGGTAATATCACGGGCGGCATCATTCACAATTTCGTGCATCTTAATTTCTAAGCCACGACGCAGATTTTTAAAGCCTTCAGCCATTAATAAGACTCCCTGAAACCAGCACCACCAGGATCAGCCTGAAAACGTTCCTGCAAATCATCCTGAACTCGAACAGTAGTATCAGCCTTTAGAATCACCGCTTGACAAGTGAAGTAAAGCCACATGTAACGATAATTTCCAGACGGAGCACCATTAGTTACTTTATAATGAGTCGGATTGATCGCAGCTGCATTATACGGCAAATAGATAACATCGCCTGCCCGAAGCATTCGTTCACCGAGCACTTCAAACAACTGACGATGACTGAAAATAACCTCAGTCGGAGCAGCAGTATCAATACCCCACTTCTTCAATTCAATTTTCAAATTCGCAGGCTTGAAAAAAGCCTTAATCTTGTAATGATTTAAGTACGTCGGGTCCGGATCTTCTTCCCAAACAAGATCAAAATCCGCATTATCAGTACGAGGATAAATCTTCACTTCAGCACCCGAAGTGTTAATCATCTCATCGGCATTTGTACGAGCCAAAAGCACTTCAGGCGATTCAGGATTATACACCGACAATGCACCATTCACTTTTTCTTGCTCAGTCCGATTATCCTGAGACTGTTGCAAAAATTGTGAAGGTCCCGGAAGCTCATCACGATTACCGAAATCGTAAAGAGGCATCTTAATCCCTTTGGTTGGGTGTAATAGGAGGCAAAAACCCAACCCCAGCCGGATACTCACCAGCTTCAAAATAAGTGTCAGGTGCAGGCGGAATATTATAATCCTGCTCTTGGCACCACTCAGCAGTCTCAAGACCACAAGGACCAGGCTCTTCTTCAGTCTGAATCTTAGGAAGATCCCTTAAAATACCATACCAATCTGTATTACCAGGGCAAGGACAAACAAGCTGAGTCGGCGGTAATCTAAGCCATCGTTGTCGGAAATTAGGTGGACCAAAATTGAACCCATAAATAACCTCAGACCCCGGTAATGCCGCCAAAGCGTCAGCAAGACTAACAAGAGCCCCATCACAATTGCTCTCTGCATAATATGCAGAAAACCGCAAAGTGCTCACAGCACTCGGCGGTTCACAAGTAGGGACCCGAATCAACCCACCGGGCAACACTTGCAACAAATTACCGATTTCAATGGGTTCCATGTTTTCACCTCTATAATAGGTTTGAATAAATATACAATGGCAAGAAACCATACTTATTGCGGAGTTTATGAATCCATCGATGAGATGCAAGCGATTGTAATGCTGGGAATTGGTGTTTTCGTCGGAAGCGTGATATTTCACCTTCTTAGATTGCTATAATCCCAAGAGGCTCACCTTGGAGCATTGCTTGCTCTAAGATTTTATCTTTCAACTCTTCGCCTTCTTTGACCAAAGCCTCACCATCGTAAGTCAATGTGCCACCATCTGGAGTAGGCACACCCTGGATCTTACGTCTCGCCATGCCGAGAGCAATTCTCGCTTCAGCTTCCACGTAATCGTAAGCCAGTTTGCGGGCCTGAGGGCTTCTGAAGTGGTTGATGCAAGGAAGATATACTACAACGACCGGGAAAGATGCTTTCGGAGTGGGGATTAATCGAATGCGTTGGAATTTGGCATCCAATTGATCATCAGTGACAGGGCCTTCGACTTCGCCCATGACTTCCCAACGTCCTTCGACGCCAAGAATCTTAGCACTATGTTTTCGGTAAGCCTGGAGCATGTGATAGTCTAAGACCATAGAGTTCGGGCCGACGAAATTACCGTAGTTCAATAGGTAGTAATCGGCTCCGAAGATATCATCGACTTTAGCTGTGTAGGGGTCCCAGCTTACTTCTTCGATCCACCACGCATCATCCGGCATCGGATAAGTCGGTTGCAGAGGTACAGTGTAAAAAGTGGCAATTTTCTGCTCCCGTGGAAAGTACATGGCGATGAAATCACCAGCCACTCGAATAATATCCTCAAGCTGTGCCTCGGTTAATTCAACATTAATATTCGGATAACCGAGCTTATGCAGAACGTAACGTTTCAAAGGCTCAGTATTGACTTTGAGAACGCTTGGTCCAATTCCACTTGGGCCTACTATTGATCCTGCACAGCTCATTTTAATTCTCCGAGTAAAATCCCTTGTAGGTTTAATTAGAGGCTGTGGACCATGAAGTTGGACAATCCTTTATCCTTGGACCAAAGGTAAGCCTCAGCTGCTCTACTAGGGCAGACCCAACCATTTCGATAATGGTAAGAATCGGTCGCAGTAAGACTCGGGAGGATCGTTACCGATACACCATTAAAGGTGTCACCGGCAATGAATCGCATTTCTTTCTTACGATGGAAGTGACCAACGTGCCACTGGTGATAGTCAGCTTGAGCCCAAAGATGCTTCTCTTCTTTAGCCATGATGAGTGGAAGATCGGCCATCCTTTCATCACAGGCATGGGTGAAACCAAGAAGAGTGTTACCGAAAAGCTCGTACTTACGTTGGTTCGGCCCAAGGTCGAAAGTGACATCGGTGATTCCGGCACCTTCACAATATTGTTGGATCGCTTTGCAAAGGTACCAAGAGGTCGATCGATCGTGGTTGCCGGGAGACCAAATGATATGAACTGGTGCGATTTCTCGGCACCTCATCATCGACCATTTAATAGATTCGACACCAACTGTGAAGATTTTAGTAAATCGATCATCTGTTGATTCGACCAATGTGCCATTGGAAGTTTCACCCTTCCAATTATCGACATTAAAGAAATCTTGGCCGATTGGATAAACAATTCGTTCAACATCAAAAACGGATGTACGATCGATGAGATCATCTACTGCATTCAAATAGATGTTTTCAGCTATCTTCAGATTATAATCTTCACCAGTCTCTTCGGCCCAAGCCAATTTGCCAAAGTGGGCGTCGAACAGGCTGATTTCGAGCAAATGCGGCTTTGCCATCGTTGCTCGACGCTCGATCTTTGGAACCTTCTGGGCTCCAGTCCAGTTTTCCATTAATGCGGTTACGCCGTCTTGGACAAACTTGGGTGCTCTGCGTTCGAGCTTGAATTTGATTTGGTAGAGTTGTTCTTTCCATAGGTCTTCCGCAAGCCATCGTTTTGTTCCTTCTTCTTGGCCGTTCTTTTTCTTACCGGCAACTTGCCATTGGTTGATTTTTACTTCAGTAACTCGCCATTGTCGCAAGTCGTACCCGGCTTGCTTGGCGATCTCATCGGCTGAGACTTTCTTACGCATCAAACAAACAAAATCGAGTTCGTTTTCGTTCTTAGATGAATAAGAGATCTGTTCGGAATCAGATTCTTTCAGAGTCGTTAACACTTCGTCGGAGTGTTCATTGGAATCAAGAGCTGTTCCAGATTCAAGGCTGCGATATCTGTGCAACAAAGTAGAACGGGCAATACCCAATTCTTCCGCTGCTCTGGACATGTTGCCTTTATGTTTCTTGATAGTGCTGTATACTAGTCGTTTATCAAGACGAGACTTCTTTGGCATGTGTTAACTCGCTATAAAACCATCTAAGAGACAATCCGTCGAAGGGTTGGTCCTGATGGTAGCGAAGATTAACGTGGGAAATGAAGCCCACCCGTGCCAAAGATTAGACCCAGATAATCGATCTTATCGATGTTATAATCGACGCTAACCGGTAGGGAAGCAGACATTTCAGTGCCGATGATCCCCTTTAAATCTTTGACGTCCTCTAACACGTTTGGGTTAGGAGCCCGCAAAGAAGGATAACCGTTAGGTATGTCGTACAAAACTCCACCGCTATATACTGGCCTCATCGAATAGGGATTCTTGATGTCCCGAGTCGAATGAAAATGGCCCATTACAAAAATGTAAGGCTCATTATTGCCAATCTGTGGAGTATAATTGAAAGATCCAACAATACCACTGATTATAGAACCAGATGTAACAGCAGAAGCTGGAGGTTCTGGTAATTTAATCAACGGGTGATTCTTGAGCTGATTATAAGCAGCAGCGGCTAATCGCCCCATCTCACGATATACAGTAAGCCGAGGAGGCTCCGCTTCAAGAGTCGTAGACAATGGTGTCAAAGTGACCCAGAGTTTAAAGACTCGCCATTCTTTTGGGTTTACTGCAAATGTTTTGGGGCTAACGGCCATCTTTTATTCCCACACCGGTGATGGTAGTACCAGTTGCACAGGCACCATTATATCGCTGAATTAAAACTGTAGCAGCCATTTATCTCTTCTCCAGGCACAAATGTTCAGCATTATAAATTTTGCCCGGATACGCAAAGACCCTTGAACACCTGGAGAAAGTGAACAAGGGTCATAACAAGTAATTAATTTGTATACGAAAGAAGCCGGACAGCTTTAGCAACCCGGCTTCTTTTGGATCTCGACTTACCAGGACCAAGCTTAGACTTGGACGTCTGGAGCAAGTTTGCGACCATCTTGGTGCAAGTCACGGACCAAGCCAGCATCAGTGTTGGTGATGAAACTGTCTTGACCGATCTTGAACGCAAAGCCGATACCAGGCATGTTGCCCTGAGCATTCGCCAAGCTGACCTGATCGCGAAGACCGACAACGATTGGATAACCGCGAGTAGCAGTAACCCGAGCTTCTCCCATGTAGGAGCTAAAGTCGGAAACGCTCGTGTCACGGGTCTTGACTTCAACCAAGTCTTCACGACCTGGAATGCTCATGACCTGTGGGCGAAGTCTCTTGGTAAGAGCTGCAATGGACTCCTGACGATCAGCCCTGCGATAGGACCGGAGCGTCCGGAAAACTCTGATCTGTGTGTTCGCAGGCTGTGATGCCATTTGGAACCCTCCGAAAAAGTTTGTTAAACGACTGTGAAAGTGGTTATCATAATTTTGAGTGGACTATGAGATTTAAACAAATGTCTTCTCGACAAGCCTCATATCCGCATCAACCATATCATGAACCAACTGTTCGAAACTTATTTTTGGTTTCCACCCCAATTCTTCACGTGCAAGCGATGAATCGCCGAGAAGAATATCCACCTCAGCAGGGCGGAAGAACTGGGGATCGACCTTAACATATTTTTGATAATCCATACCCAATCGCGAGAAAGTCAACTCAACAAACTCACGAACAGTATGAGTCTCCCCCGAAGAAAAGACATAATCCTTCGGCTTATCCTGCTGAAGCATCAACCACATCGCCTCAGCCATATCAGACGCATGCGACCAATCCCGCTGTGAATCAAGATTACCAAGCCGCAACTCAGTAGCCTTCCCATAATTAATCATCGCAGCAGTATGCGTAATCTTCCGAGTCACAAACTCAAGACCACGCCTCGGAGACTCATGATTAAAAATGATCCCACAACAAGCGAACATGTCATAAGACTCACGATAATTAATGGTCATCCAATGACCATACAATTTCGCAACACCATACGGACTACGAGGATAAAAAGGAGTAGTCTCCCTCTGAGGAACCTCAACCACCTGCCCAAAAAGCTCTGAACTAGACGCCTGATAAAACCGAATACTCTTATCAACAGTCCGAATAGCCTCTAAAAGACGAGCAACACCCAACCCCGTCACCTCACCAGTATGAACGGGAGCATCCCAACTCACCTTCACAAACGATTGAGCAGCAAGATTATAGACCTCTTGGGGCCTTACGGCATCAATAACGCGGATAAGAGAAGACTCATCATGCAAATCAGCAGGATGCATAGTAATGAGATTAAGAATATGATCAATACGACCAGTATTTGGAGTGCTCGTCCGCCTCGTGATCCCATGAACCTCATAACCCTTCGACAGCAACAATTCAGCCAGATAACTTCCCGTCTGACCAGTAATACCAGTAATCAAAGCTTTAGGCTGATTTGACATAAACAACACCAATGGGAAAAGGAAGAATCGTTCCTTTATTTACTCATTGGTATCATTTGATTAATCAAGCATTTCAAAAACAGCAGCCAAACCAGACGAAGCCGTCCCAAGAATCGTAGGATCAGCCTCCTTAATCATCGTCTCAAGCTCAGGAACACCAATCACAGTAGTCCCATAAGCCTCAGCCTTTTTCGCCTTCGACGTACGCTCTGACTTATCACGCTGGACCAGAAAATCAAGAGTCTTACTCACACCACTTTTAACCTCACCCCCAAGCTTCTCGACGATATCCAAATGGATTCGTGTACCAGTAAAACAAAACGTCTTACCAGCAAAAGGCTTCGGACCACCATCCTCAGTTACAACCGGAGCCACATGAACACCAACGCCAAGCTCACGCAAGCGTAGCAAATCATCCTTCATAGCGACCAATTGGCTTTGAACAGATGCCATGACATTAGCGGGCAAATGGGGATGCTTCAAATTCAGAATCAATTCTGAACCATTAGCACAAGCAATCCAATCATCAAGAGTAGCCAAACCGCCATCGGCGACTTCCATCATGATCTCGGCACGATGCTCGCCAAGACCATCAATCCCAAGAGATCCCACCACTTTTTGAACAGTGAACCCCTTGGATTCTTGAATGTTGTTAACGATCGTCTTGGCACGTTTGGCACCAACAACACCATTACCAAGCGACATGATTCGAAGTTGATCTTCGGTTAGATCATAGAGATCTGGAATACTCTTGACATGGCCAGAAGTGATCAAATGGTTGATCAAATGCTCACCGATCCCAAGAATCCCCATTCCTCTTTTGGATGAACCAATAAACCCTTGGATCTTCTCAAATTGAATACCGGGGCATTTTTGGTTCGTGCAATACAAATCGACCGATTCGCCCTTCAACAATTGCTTGCGAGAAATCGGATGGTCACACGATGGGCAAGTCTTGGGAGCAGTGATTACAGTCGGCGGACTAGCCTTATCGACCACGCACAAGACCTTGGGGATAATATCCCCAGCAAGGACTACACGAATCTTATCGCCAATACCAATCTTCAATCGTTCTGGTTCATCATAATTGTAGATCAAAACATTGCTATTGACAATCCCACCAATTTCGACCGGTTCAACAGTCAATGTCGGTGTGATCTTGCCAGTTGAACCGACAGTCACAGTGACACCAGTAATGGTAGTCTCAGCTTTCTTGCTGTTGAACTTGATCGCTTGGTCACTGCGGGGACGAAGATCGTCGCCACCTTCGTTGATGATTTCGCGTTGTCGCATATCGTCAACACGGATCACGAGGCCATCGATATCGAAAGGATAATCACGTTGGATCATCGTATCGACCAGTGTGGTGATCCCATCAGCTGCAACAATTTGATAATCCGGCGTAGTGAAACCCATTTCTTGCAAGAACTGGTAGCACCGATGAACCGAATCCAAGATCTTAATTGGCGTGTCCGATTCGACATTGAAAGAATAGAAATTGATCAACCCGGCTCCGCAGGCGTCTTTTCGGACGATAATTCCATTGCCGACGTTTCGCGGATTTCGCACACCTTCGAGTTGAGCGGACTCAATATACTTGATGAAAACGTCCCGGTGCATAACTGCTTCACCACGGACGGTAATATCCACTGGTTCTGGTAGCTTGGTCGGCACACCTTTGAAAAATGATGCTTTAGCTGTGATATCTTGACCCACTTCGCCATTGCCACGGGTTAGCACTTGGGTCAACACTCCACCCTTGTAGGTCAACGCGATCGATGATCCGTCGATCTTGGGAGTAACGTGATAAAGCGAATCAGCAAGAGTGTAATCTTTGTTACGCTTAATGTAGGTCTGAAGCTCATTTGGTTTATTGGCATCGATGTTATCGAGCGAACCCATTGGATGAGCATGTTCCACCTTTTCGAGAGTTGGCTCAAAACCAATTCGGGTGAGACGTTCGTCTTTATGGTCAAGACGTCGCAGCATGTCGAGCATTGTGTCGAATTCATCATCGCTGACGATTGAAACACCGCGATTGTAATAGGCAGAAGCGGCTTCGTCGATTTTTTGTCTTAGATCATCAATTGCAGTCATTGGTAGCTTTCCCAAATTCGGTTATTGTGTCCGTCTACTGAGTGTTGCATCAGGCGGATTTTTGTTAATTACCGATTGTCACGTGTAAAAAGTGAGGCCGACACCAGGATTAAGTCACCTGGACCTTACTCTGTATTTCAAGAGTAGATTCTGAATTAAACTATGCCGGTCAGGGTGCCCCTGCGTGCGACCCTGAACTTCCTCACTATGCCCTTACAATACGACGTGAATTAGCTACATAAATTGGAGGAACTGATGGAAGAACTAAGAGCATCGAGTGATCTATTGTCAAGCAGCAGCTCATTAAAGAATGTTGTTAAAGTAGAATGTATCACTATCTTCGACCAAGCAATAATTGAGCATTCTCTTGACGTCGAAACCGGGCTTGTGGCAAGCGATAATTTCGAAGAAGCCGATCCGGCATTATGTGCAATCGTAACGATGTTGCACAATTCTTAATCGATTGGATCTAATACTCTTGACTTGAGACGCAAGTATTTGTGCGGCCTTGGGCCGTATAAAGTCAAAGCACCGTCTCCTTTAGGTCCGGACGAACTCTGATGACTAAAGGCTGCGAGGAGCCTCGGTTCAGTTTCCATGGCGAGACGGAGGGCAATGATGCGTTCGAAAACATGTGGTGTCCAAAGACCACATTGTCCCAGTTTCAATTGTGTGACCAATTGGCACAATTTGTAACCAAGCTTGTTGAAAATGTCCTTGGATGCAACGAATTGGTGAGAATAGATCATAATCGGATCGGTGTCCATGCCGAATTCCCAAGCTTCAGGATCGATCACACGAATTAGATCCCAGATATCCACAACACCGTCGAATTTCATGACTTGCCAAGGATCGACACTGCATCGATATTTATCAGTGTCTTCAATTACCAATTGATCGTAATCATTAGCATGATAACTCGGCACGGTGAGTCCACAAGCAAATGAATCGAATTGTTCCAAATAGTCGAGAGTATCGGCTACGCGAAACAATGGTGTGATGTCGGTATGCAAGATCATAATGGGGGAATCATCAAAAAGCTCATTCATGTGCTCCCATATTGTTAAGATACAACTGCTTTCGAATAAAATTGAATTATAGCTAGCATAACCTGGAAAGAAATCGGATTCACGGTGGCCGGGCTTATAACTGTTAGTCAGACCACAATTGATATGTGTCACATCGATACGACGACTCCGGAAGTCTTTAAGACGAAATGTTTTGACACTATTTTGGTGGTGGAGAAATACACAATTCATTTGATACTGTCACCGATAGTCTAGGAATGTCGATACGTTGGTTGAATTGATCTTTAAGAGCAAACGGGATATAACTAGCAATTCGATTATTATCCCAATGACAATAAGGTGCAAAAAGATGGGAAAATCGTGAGCCCCATTTTTTATACAATGCGATCAATCGTCCCATGAAATTGTTGTCTCGATATAAACTAGCTGAATATCTACCGACATGCTCTATTGGGATGTTGGCACACATGACGCGGAAAGCAGCCGAACGAGCTTGAAGACAGAAGTCCAGGCCGTAGAGATGATAACCGGGCCATGACGGGTCAAATCGGATTCCCGAATGAGTGTCAAGGAGCATGAAGACTTCATCGACTGATTGAGTGGGATGAAAGCCGATATCACCATCCCATATTAATTCATTATTATCATAAACTGAACCAATTAAATTGTCTTTGCGAAGGCCGAGTCCCCATGGACCGGCGATATCAATTGTTACGTAGTCCTTGACTCCAGCGGCTCCAACGACGGCTGTGTTTTTGGGCCAGTGTTTTAAGATTGTGGCGATCATTTCAGCGGCATCAGGGAGAAACTTGACGTCTTGATGGACATAAAGAAGAAATCTGTCCCGGCACACTTCCATAGCCAAGTTGGCGGCTACTGAAGCGGAATAGATATTATTTGGGTTGTATATCGGGAGAATATTTATTTCGAGGTCTGAACGCAAAGATGAAATAGACTCAAGCAGACAAGCCTCAAAGGCTTCGAGGTTAGAGACACAACTCGCAATAGTCAATCGAGGTTTAATCATGGCAAATACAACTGTCGTCCGAATCACAAATATAACTAACCAAGTCGTTACGATCATGGTTAATTCAATCGAAGCTGCAAAAGCTAATCCAAAAAGTAGCATTCGTCCAAGTGAAGACGGTGTTTATCAAATGGTCGGCGGCAGTTCACTAACTGTGGAGCTACAGCGAATCAGTGTGGGTCAACTTGACAACTTGCGAAACTTGGGACAAATCACTTACGCATAGACCAGTCCCGATCATCCTCACCAGTTATCACCGTCCAAAAACATTCCAACGGTGCTTAGAAAGCTTGGTGAAAGCAACTAGGCACCCTATTTACATCATCGACAATTCCGAGGGCGGGCTCGACAAAGAATTGGCGAAAGCTTCTACGCATTCCAATGTTCTAGTAATCCAAAATCCCAAAAACATCGGGAAACCATCTTCAATTAGAGAACATTGGGGAATGATACCACAAGGCCAATGGTTTATCACCATGGACCCTGATGTCATCATTCCGCCCAACGGTATTCAGAATCTCATCAATAGTGCCAATAAATTGTGTGAAAATGGTTATCAAGTTGGGGTAATGACCCCAGCTTTAACTCAACACAATCGAACTTGGGAACATCAAATGCAGACGAGAAATCTCGTAATGCACAATTGGACCGAGATGAGGAAAATAGAAAATGGAATATTTTGTAATTCAACACTAGCCGGATGCCTAATGCTCGTCAACAATCTCTTTTTCAACGAGATTGGTGGATTTCCAGGAACCAGACTTTACAATGACGATGATGGATGGTTGTGTAATCAATCAATAAAGTCAGGTTTAATGAATGTTTTGAATAGCAGAGTAATCTGCGAACATGACTTATCAGAAGAAAGCCCGGAGTATCGATCTTGGAAAGATCGCAATGCTACACAACAAGTTGATTTGTCAGGGCATTGGGATCGGTGATCCCATCATAAAATGTGTCAATGACCCATTTTTCATGTTCCAGCAATTTTTCTAATACTTCAGGCCGATAAACGGCTACATCTGCTGAAGAAACACCTTTTTTGCCAGAGACATTGATCTTGCGGAGATTATTATAAAAATCCCGATCAATCGTATATCCAAGACCTACTAAACAATGGTATAATTCATCGGTCAAAGTCTCATTCTTGAGAACAAAATCAACAGTCGAACCCGGTTTTTTGCGACGGTGGAATAATTGAACGAGAGAAGTAAATCGACCATTAGGATCATAGTCGATCACATTAAGAACGAATTGATTAAAATCGTTTGAAGCACATGCCCAATCTACAGGATGATGTGCAGACCAACCATGACGGAGGCGGTGATGCCATCTAGATTGATACCATGTTACAGGGTGACGGATTGTGATGAGAATCGGAAGATCGAAGCCATTCCGTACTAGAGCAGACGGAGCAGCGTGATATGATTCTTCTTCTCTATATTCGATACCACACTCGTCAATCACATGTCTAACAAATTGCCCACCTGTTTTTGGGAGGTGGGCATAGATGAATTTGTCAGTTACTAAGGCCATTATGCGACCATGTGTTGAGCATCTTCGGACCAATTTAAGGCTGTGAACATGCGAGCCAATCGATGGTGGTAAGTATGGCCAGTCATAACGGTAGTATGCAATTCGGTTGCGAGTCGTCTGCGTTCATCATCATGAATCATATAGTGCAAATGAAGATGAGCATACTCATTTGCATCTTTGGCCATTGGTAAAGATGGTAACACTTGACGAAGTGTAGGCACTGGATCGTGGATTGGCAAACAGCCACAAGCTGCGACTTTCCAGACTCGTTCTGGAAGATCGAAACCCCATTGATGTGTATGAGGCTCAGAGATGCAAGGGCCGATTTTCGCTTTATTGAAAGTCGATGTAACTTGATCATCTGGAATTATACCACGGCTTTGATTAGGTGGCCAATCTCCCCAACCATAAATCTCCATCGATCGACCGTTACCTTGAATATGACGAACCATTGGGATCAAGTATGAATCAATGCTTTGGGCCTTATAAGCCCAACGTCCACCAATATAAACCGCATCTAATGAACGTTGGTCCAATGGAACTCGACTTTTGAATACTGTTGCATCAGCACCAGTTGGCATTGGTACCCATGGAATACCCATTTCTTCTTGCCAATATTGCCAGTAGATGCGATCTTCATCAAATCCGTAACCAAAGACGACATTAGGACGAAGATCTATGATATAATCAATTGATTGGATCGGTTCATTAATACCACCACAATCAATTGGGCCATATGGATTGACGTGCATGGCGAAAGCACAATTTGGGTCTTTCGGCAAAGGTTGGCGATGTCCTGATGATCCAATATACAGATCAGGTCGGAAAGCACGCCACGAGTCAAGTGTGCCATCCCATCGTTGAACAGTATGACCACGATCACGCAGAGCGTTGATCCAACCGTCAGTAATATAACCAAAAGCACCGCCTGGACGATGAACAACAAGTATCTTTTTCATGATAATTCCATAATTTTAAATGCTTCGGCGATTAATCGCCAAGCAGCCTTACTTTTTCTAGGCCAATTGTCAATACGGCCTTTTTTGAGCAATCGGGGTGATACACCTTTTGAATAGAGCCGCAAACGATAATTGCCATGAGTTGAAGTACCAGTGCCATCATTAATAATTTCAAGACGGCACAATGTTGTGCTTGGTGCTGTAAAATCACCGAATGGAATTAGTTTGGCTTCAACAACAATCATGCTAGATGTGACCCATAGCCCAAGGCGAACAATTGTTCATGTTGTAGTCTGACACGTTGATATGCTGACATACGACCTAATTGCTCTTCTATTTGCTTGTTTTGTTTATGGTGATCATTCCACCCTTCTGCACGCCCGTGCCAGAGGTGTATCAGATCGAATTCAGTATCACAAAGCCAAGATGAAGCACTTGATATTCTGGTGTAGAAGTCGCAGTCTTCACAACCATAACCCCAATAGTCTTCATTAAAGCCGCCTAAATGCCAGTATGTTGATATTCTAGCTGCTAGTGATCCACCTTCAAAATAGCCGACTATTCTTTCAAATTGAACATCTCCGGGAACATACCCGCACTGATTTACGCGATTGGTTGATTCCATGTTGAGATATATCACGCGACCACAAATATGGATTGATTCGTGGGTTTGAAGTAAATCATAAGAGCGTTTTGTATAATCGACACGAGAGAGCATATCTGCATCATGAAGAATCACTGAATCGGTTGTGCATTTATGGACAGCCGCATTAAACGCCAATGATTTATTGAATAAAGCTCGTCCTTTACCATCTGCGAACAGATGATTAATCGATGGCATTGTAGCACGGTCGATCTTTTGACTCAGATCTTGTTCAACCAGCCAAATTTCGATTTCTGGGAACGATTGGCCGATAACACCCATCACTACCGATTTGATACTTGATGATCGATCTATGTCTCGACACGGAATGACGTAGGAAATTTTTGGTACTTCCGATTCTGGGCACGGATGAACATATTTCTTGGCTTCACGTTTCTCGAACTTGGCACGATTTTGATTATAAAATTGTGTTTTGTTTTCAACAGAAGTAGCCTCTGGATAAATCTTGACATAATCTGTTGAACCGACAAGATCATAAAACCCAGGTGGTTGAAGATTGAATTCCGCTGGTCTCATGGACCAATCTACGTGTTCCATTCCGTAGAATTTATATTGTGGGTCGAAATATCCGATTGTTTTGAAACATTGATTAGACATATACAACATGGCACCATGTGGTTTATCATTCACATAGTTCATGCGGATGTTTTTAAACGTTTTTTCTTCACCGATTTTAGCGTTGTAAATCTTGGGCTGGCGATAACAAAAATGATGGAATCCTGAAGCCAGAGCACCTCTAATGTAGAATTCTGCCCATCCTGGTTGAGTGAATTCTACATCATCATTGCAAATGAACATGTGTTCGAATCTGGACAAACAACGTAATAGCCGATTTGAATTACCAGAAATACCGATATTTTGAGTATTTCTAATGACAACGATACGCGGATCTTTTTCCAATTGGGCTAGGACATTGAGGGTATATTGATCCGTACTTGCATCGTCGGAAATAAAGAGAGTCGATCTGTTTAGATCTGAGGTGCGTTTGACAGATTCGACAAATCGATTGAGTGATGCACCTCTATTGTAGGATAATACTCCAATTCCGACTCCATTGCTGATCCGGTATGGAGCTTTTGCACTATTATCTTGGTGAATTTGTAATGCATCGCCTGAAATAACGCGACCAACAATTTGTTTGGTTTTGTCTCGTTTTGTGGTGACTCCAGCGATGCTTGGTCGTAATTGCGGTCTATCGTCTGGAACCACAGCCTGTCTTCTGATCCCCTTGGCGGTCGGAAGGACTTCTGTAACTGGTTTTTCGTATTGTCTTGATTTAGTAACGGGTGCTAGTGGAAGGATTTGTTGTGCTTGTGGTTGAGCTGATTGGGGAGCGTTAATTGGAGTGGTGCGTTGGGCACGTGCTGTTCTGGAAGTTGTCGTTTGTTGAATACGAGGTTTAACGCCAAGTCTAAGATGGTTTACTGGTATATTGATTGAGTGATTTGTTTTCTGAGTGACTATTTCTGGACTAGCGGGTGCAGCATCACCCACTCGTTCGATATATCCACGATCAGCATAACGATCGTAATAGGCATCAAGCTGTTTTCGCGATTTGCTTTTTAGTCGAATTCTCTCACCGGCTGGGCCGATTAATTCAACTGTGTGTGGCCATGGATTGATATATTCTGGCATACAACGGCCTTGTTTTATTATTGCCTACTACTGTTTTCACAGAGGGCTTGAGGATTAGTTCCTGATGCTCATTAAGCATATTATTTACCGAATTGGCATCCAATACACCTTTAGCAACGATTTGTTGAACGCTAAAGGATTGTTCGAAGAGTTGAGCCAACATCCCCGGACTCACAAATTGACCTTGAGGTTCGACAAAATCTGTGACAATTAGATCAGAGCTAAAGAATATTTGATACCTATTAATCCCTGAAGCTGAAGCAACCGGAATGAATGCTTCGTTCAGCGATAATGCTTTCATATGTAATTCATCTAATTCGGTGATGATTACTCCGTCCCAAGTAAGCAATTGTAACGTCACATCGACATCATTGCCAAGCAAAGCGAAGATGGAAAACCCAGGCTGATATGGTTTAATGAAATAGATGTTTTTGCCATACAAGGGGCAATTTGGTTCAAGATCTTGGATTACTGGTGCTTTATACGTACCAGATTGGGAGACTATGCTCATTTAAATGCCTTATGATGGCGAATTTGCCGCCTTTAGAATTACGAATTTGATTGAGGCTAATTCTTTTGATCGATTTTCCCAGTCCGTCTTGATTCACGAGAAATAAAGGCAAACCCGCAACAACGAATGTACAATCATCTGGATTTTTGAAATCTATGAGGAATCCGTGCCACGTACTAAACCAACGAGACCAAATTAGGTGATCGCCGTAAAGCGGTTGATACGTGAGAATCGTAGAAGTATGACATGCTGGTTTGAAATCATTCATTACGCAATACGAGTTTCACTCAAGTATGATCAACCCGATCAGTCATTGTGAGTTTATCGGTAACTGGGTCATAAAAATAATCACCCTCGGAGAGTGACCATTTAATTCTATTACCATCACGAACACCACCGGTGCACTTGGTGATAAAACCGTCAATAGCATGATTGGAGCCGATGTTCAATGGTACCAACCGTTCGCCTTCATTGATTTCGATAACGGGAGCAGGCGACTCGTCTTGATTGACCCCAACAAATGCGTCTTGAATAATCTGCATGTATGGTGGATGATCGGTGGAAGTATTCACATGGAATTCACTTTTACCGATGTTTACACTAACAACACGCCCAGAACCGGGTTTTTTGTCTTTGAGCAATTTGATCATTCGAATGATGTCTTGGACTGAATTGATAATCACTCTTTGTTCAGTACCACGACGAAATTCTCGTTCTTTGGCTTGACTTAATAAGGCTTCTGGATTATATTCTGCCATTTCTGATCCGATTGTTACTAATGGTGACACTAGTTCGATTGCTGTGACACGACCACGGGCCAGCAATTTGTATGAAGTATTTAGCCAATTGGCCGTACGTTGTAATGCAAATAAGAATGCAAAGAAAGAAAATGGAAGATAATACCATGGAACCAAAGTGCTCATGAAAACAGCACCTGGGATACTATAGATCACACTCATGCATTGCCCGCATGTGATCCATTTGAACAAAACCCAATTAAAAGTGGTTGGATTTTGATTGTATCTTGGGATAATCTTAGCATGAATCAGAGCTAAACTAATATCTGATTCTTTGATGATTTCGATGAAAGCTTCTGTGGCTAATGCAATACAGAAGAAGATTATTGTATAATATGCCGACAGGAAAAATTCGTGCATTGCTTGCGGGGCCTTCCACCAACACGTGTCATCATAATTGGGTGATGGCATAGCGGACATGGTTCATTGTCCGGTTTTCTAACAGCCTGAACAACAGTTCTTTCACCCGTTCTTTGATTATTTACAAAGACACGCATAGTAGAGGGTGGCGTAAGTGTTACTTTTTGGGCCTGGAGAGTTTGGCCTTGATTAGATTGGGGTGCGATTTGCACTCTTAAAGCTTTTTTACTTCCACCGCAACAAGCCATAACATCACCTAATTAGTAGAACGACATCTTTATCTTTGGGGAGAAAATCATTTAACGATTTTGGAACGATAAAGATTTGTTCGATCTTTGCTATTCGTGCATCCGTCGATTTCTTCTGTTGTGGCTCCGACAGAAGAAAGCAGTTCGATCTGTTCGTCTTTTTTAGCACGTCCAAATCGTTTAGTTAATTGACGAGTACCGACAGGATGAAGTGGTCCTTGTTCTTGTTCGAGATAGTCGGCGATAGCACGAAGAACAGTTGGGAGATCCCACTTGCCGTGAATACAGCGAGATTTGTGGAAATTCTCGATTTTACCAACTAAAGCATTACCTTCCGAAGACACAACTCCGCGAATTCTGCCTGATTTGTGGTCGTGATCTACGACTGGTAGAATTTCTTCATGACCCAATAATGGACAGTATACAGGAGTATTTGCTCTACGATACTCCGCCAGCTTTGACTGTGGAATATAGTCTTCGTGCTTTACCATCGACGTTAGTTCTCGGTAACGATTAAAGTAGCGGTGACTGTTCTTGGCGAGAATCCAGCAGCATCTTCTAATTGAAGATATTGTTCGATGGTTGGCCAATTCAAAGAACTTGGGATACTTGAATCAGGAATGACTCTGATCTCAGTAGCCATCGCTTGAGCTACTTGTTGGATGGTAGTTTGTGGGCCATCTTTATCGACAATGTTACCATTCGAGTCGATAAGAGTTGGTTTGACATAAACAGTGTGGACTGCCATATTATTCCTCGTGAGAAGCTGACCAATCTAACTCGTGCAAAGCCGGATACATATTATATTGGCTTAAAATGCCTCTCGCAGAGTTAAGATCGAATTTAGTTTCCTCTTGGATACCATTCAGGATGGTGTATTGTGCCCTCATTTGGTAAGGACACAATGACAAATCGACAATGTTCATATTAAATAGAAAAGTTCGCGGGCTAGCCGACACAAATTCATGCAATTTGGTCGGAGATTGCAACAATTTTGTTGCTTTGACTGGACCAATTCCATTATATCCAGCGATATTATCTGATTTGTCACCCATTAAGCATTTTTGCAAAACAGGATTGACTGTTGGTTTTTCGTAAAATTCACCAGCTGGTTTAAGTTGGCGAGCATTGAGAAACCGAAATGGGATCTGTAATAAATCATGATCAGATGATAATACTACAATATCAGTTGGATGGAATAACGAGGTGAAAGCATAAACCAAATCATCTGCTTCAAGTTTGTCGCAGTAATATTGGCGGAATCCCAATACTGGTATCACTTTTTTCAAGACTTGCAAATTGATACCGATGGCCTCACCGATTTCGGGGTCGCTTTCTTTGCGATTTGCCTTATACGGTGGGTATAGTTTTCTACGCCAAGTTTCATTCCTTGGGCAGTCCCAAAAGACGTGGAAAGAAGTAGCATTGGCTGTTCTTATCGACTTTTGGATTATTCTAAAGAAAACCTCTACCGGGCTATCCTTCGATTTAACGAAGATCGCCCGGTAGAGGATATTCTTGCCATCAATTAATAGATGGGTTCCTGGAAGCATACTAATTCTTAAATCCTTCTAACATGCTTTCAATTTCGTTCATCACATCATCGCCACCACCACCTCCAGCCGGTGGCTGAACCGTTTCGACGACAGCCGCAGCAGGAGCAACCGGAGCAGGAGCAACCGGAGCAGGAGCAACCGGAGCAGGAGCAACCGGAGCAGGAGCAACCGGAGCAGGAGCAACCTG